TTAGTAATTGCAAGTAATATCCACGGAGACGCGCGCAACAACGATACCAAGATACGCGATATTTTGTATTGGAATTTCGAAATCCTCAAAATCTGGGTTGTAGCTGCGAGCGATGTAGGTAGTTTTTTGTTTATCTCGGTCTGGATGTTTGAAGAGCCGTTTGACGTAGTAGTTGATTGCGCCATTGACATTGACGGCAATAGCAAACGTTTCTCCAAAGGGGATAGTGAACGGCTCAACAGGGTTGAAAGTAAAATCTTTGATGACTACTTTGCAGTCAGCAGGGTATTTTGGAGCCATACTATCACCGCGCACTGGGTACATAGATTGTCCAGCCACATTAGGCAGCCCCCAATATGTAGATATAGATTTGATTTCGTCTTTTTCTCCTTCGTTTCCTCCACGGAATCCTTCTTCGTATTGAGGAATAAGGGACACGCCAATTTCTTTTGCGCGCGTGTAGTCCTCCATTTCGTCTACTCTCACCGCGTCTACTTGAGACGTTGAGCCGTGCTTGTCCGTTATCTCTACTTTTTGATGGGGGAGAGAGGAAATCGAATCGACTAACATTTTACCCTCACCAGTCAGAAGCCAAGCAGCGGACAAATCACTATAGAAGTTTATAGCAGAATTTGCTATCCTTCTGGACATGTCTCTGTCTTTATTTCTTGACTTTCCTAATAATCCATTTGAAAGCCCGAGGTCTCTAGTTACCTGATTATCATTTAGCCCCTTGTATTTCATATAGGCGTCAAACCTATCTATTACGCGTTCCATATTTTAACGTTTTGAGATAGAAAAAAGTGCTACATTTCCTTTGTGGGTATAGAAGAAAGTGCTATCTTTGCACTGTGAACCAAGGCGCACGCCAAAGCTCACACAGCAAAGATAACAAATACCGCGCAATCCTCAAAGAAACAACCCAAATAAAACAACGATGAAACAGCAAGAAAGAGAGAAGACTTTCCTCAGCTTAGAAAGAAAGCACAAGGAAGAAACGGAGACAATGAAAGAAGTTGTCAGTGAAGCTCAAGACCTCATACATAATTTGTACCGCGCAAAGGAAGAGGGGAAGGTAAAAATCGGAGTAGCAGATGCAATCAATATCGATGAATACTACGAGAATATTCTCGCTGCAAAATTTCACTTAGCAAAGATTCTCCTCGCATTGATTGACTTAAAGGAAGACGGTACACAAGAAGATTTCATATTTGTACTCTATCGTATGGCGAAAACGAGGAAGTCTGCTGAATGCAACCTCGAGAACATCAAAGATATAATATACGAGATGGACTAACCCTCCCTCAAGAAGGCGAACCACGGATAACAACCAAGGGAGAACGGAGGAGGGCGAAAGCCCCTCCGCCCCTATTTTTCAAAGAGCAAACGCAATGAGACAAGAAGAATCAAAGTATACCGCACTCAGTTTGCGCAGAGAAGTCGCAGAAGTCCTCGAGCTACTTCGCAGACTATCTACTCAAACATACACTTACACTTGTCTAGTTGATAAAGCGAAACCAGGTGTCCAAGTAAATATCACGTACGCATCCGAAATCTACGAAAGCGCAGAACGAATCCAAGCAGCAGTGCGAACGGTGGAGAAGTTTCCGCATCTCATTGAGCTAGTACAAGACCAAGAAGAAGATTTGCGCAAACTATATAACCGACTAGCTAAGATATTGTTCAGCGCACACGAAGAGTATCGCAAACTCATAGAATAACAACCCAAGGGGACAACGGAGGAAGGCGAAAGCCCCTCCGCCCCCGATGTTTCAAACAACAAAGGACCAAAACAATGATGCAAAATATCCACTCCACCAACAAAGCAGTATCAGAGCTAATCGACAACAAGGTGAGCAACCTAGCGGTTTTGAACCTAGTAATCTGGTTTGTTGTAGAAATCGCCCTAATGATTGCAGCCTTTATCACCCTAGAGAGTGGCTACATGGCAGCAGCACTAGTGGCTTGTTTTGCAGGAGCTTTTCCTATCACTCTGGAAATCATCTTGGACGAACTAAAGAAGGAGGAACAATAAGATGGCATACCACATGGTAACGACAAAAGAACTTCGCGACATGATGAGTGATGCAATCGCCATCGGAATACATATAGCCGACAAGCAAAGGTATCCAGCGCGCGACCTCATCTCTCAGTCGGAAGCTTACAGACGATTTGGACAAGTCAATGTGCAACGGTGGAGAGATAACGGACTATTGCACCCCCAGCGCACAGGACCACACGCCAACAACAGCGTGAGATATTCGGTAACAGAGATTTCAGCAGCCATAGCAGCAGAAGGGGTTCAGAAGTCGGTAAACTCTCCAGGGGCTTTCGAAGCCTACCAAGAAGCAAAGAAGCAAAGAACAAAGGTGGGATGACAGCCCCACACAAGGTCGTGAACGGCAGCAGCGGTTGTCGTGGTTAAAGCATCAAAGAGTGCGATGCAATCGCATAATCAGATTCCATAGATACAAGTTACTGAGAGACCCCAGGCGGTTCGATTCCGCCCACGACCACGATTCATATTTCTATAACTACAAATACACGCGCGCAAGTTGCGAAACGTCCGCCGTTGGGTCATTTCTTTATTACTAATCATTTCACCCACGTCATGCAGTGATGCAGCGCGTGGACACGGCGAAGCAAGGTTTGCCACGTTCCATTTTCATTGTGTTTATATAGTAGAAGTTATGTGCGGAACGTCTGAGTGGTTCGATTCCACTTTCGCCACCAAGTTTGTAATGTTTGGACATCTTACTCTCATACAGCAGCGATGCAGGATGAGAGCCACGGCAAAGCAGGTTTGCACCCGACACGCGCAAGATGGTTGTTATTGAATAGATAAAGGGTTAAAGTAGTGCAGCGCGCAGGGAAGGTGGTTCGATTCCGCCTTTGTCACTAACACATCAAAAGATTATGAACATAAAGAAAAAAGATACGCTACCAAGTGTTCAAATCCTATTACCCACAGGAAAGGGGGTACAGTTGATAAAACACTTTGGATACGCAAAAAACACGATTATAAAATACTTGAGCGGTGCAGCCCTCACCCCCGAGAGCCAAGCACGCGCAAAGAAAGTAAGAGAATATGCCCTCAACCATCTACAAGGGGTTTATCTCAAGTAAAAAAGCAACGACAATGAAGCCACAAGACCTACAAAACGTGATTGAGATTAGAAAGGCACTAATCGAGAACGGCAAGCATTTCAGCCTTATCGCTATTGAGCAGGTTTACCAATGGGTGCTTGATGCCCCAGAGGAAGAAAGAGAAGACCGTCTATTTGCAGCAGTGCAAGCACTCAAGACAAAGAAGCACTACGAGGAAGTCTACGATTGGGTATTCAAAGGGAAATCTTTCGACCCCGATAAATGACCCCACAAGAGATTGCAACCCTTCTCCACCTCAAAAGCGAGTACAACGCCCTACTTTGGCGAATCTCGATGAGGCTTAAGAAAAGCCCCGAGGAGATAGAGAAAGCACTACAACAAGCCACACAAAAAGCATTCAGCAGATGAAGGTAAGATTCACGACATACATAGACCCCTATCACTTTGCCCTTAATGTTTCCCCTAAACATCAGAAAGAATTTCTAATTGAGCTTTTCAAGGTTTTCTTCAGTCAACACGTGATAGAAGCCTACAAGGAAGTCCAGCAACGCAACCCCGACCTTTTCCCTCCCCTACTTGAGGAGCAGTAAACAACCCACAAACCAATTCAAACGATGAAAAGAATAACCCTACACCGCATCACCCTCCAGAATTTCAAGGGCGCGGAAAACGAAACCCACGACTTCCACGGACAAGATGCCGTTGTCAGTGGAAAGAACGGCAGCGGAAAGACCACCATCTTTGATGCCTTCACTTGGCTGCTATTCGGCAAAGACCACCTAGGACGCAGCAAGTTTGACATCAAGCCCCTAGACAGCAACGGCAAAGAAGTAGGTCATCTCGATGTAGAAGTAACAGCAACCATCCAAGTAGACAACGAGGAAATCACCCTCAAACGCATCTACAAGGAGAATTGGACCAAGAAGAGAGGAACAACAGACGTTGTACTCTCTGGACACACCGAGGACTACTACATCAACGAAGCCCCCCTCAAAGCAAAGGAATACAAGGAAGAGGTGAACAACATCTGCACCGAGGAAGTGTTTAGAGCCATCACCAACCCTCAATTCTTTCCCGAACAAAAACCCGAGGAGCAGCGCAAAATCCTAGCTCAACTAGTAAGCATCGCCCCCGAGGACATCCGCACCGAACTTGAGATGGAGCACAGCCCCAAAGAGGTAGACACCATTTGCCAAACGTGCGGCACTATCTCACCCGACAAGCACCGCGCAACGCTAGCAGCCAAGAAAAAGGAGTGCCAACAGCTCATCACCACCATCCCAGCACGCATCGAGGAAATCCAAAAGACCTGCGACCCACGAGAAAAGCCCGATTTTTCCGTAGCTTTTGCGATTGACAACGCCAACAAACAGCTAGCAGAGTTGCAGCAAGGCATCTCCACCAACGAAACCACCAAGCGCAAGGCGCAACTCAGCATGGACATAGCGCAGCGCATGGCAGAAATCACGCAGCAGACCAAACGCACCTACGAAGAAGACACCTTCAACGCAGCGCAGCAGGCTGCAAGACTAGACCAAGAGCGCGAGAAACTGCAATACGAGGTAAACCAACGTCCAATCGTTGAAGACGATTTGCGAGTGTACGAGGAAAAGCGCGAAGTCCTCGTCCAAGAGTGGCGTAGCATCAAAGCCGATTATTTCGAGGTTATTCCCAATGACCTACGTTGTCCGTGCTGCAAACGACGACTCGAACCCGACCAAATCGAAAACAAGGTGGCAGAGATGGAAGCTAATTTCAATGCACAAAAGGCGCAAAAACTAGCCGAGAACCAACGCAAGGGGCAAGAGGTCAAAGCCAAGCGCGTAGCAGCAGAAGCTCAGTTGCAGCACATTGAAGCAGCAGAAGCCAAGCTAGAAGAAGTGAAACTCTCGATTAGCTCACTCAAGAGCCAAGAGAAGGCGCGTCAGACACTGGAGCAACACATCGAAGTAGCACTGCAAATCGACAAACAACTCAACGCGCTACATCTCGAACTCGAGAGCATCCCCGAAGCCACCCCCAGCCAAGAGGACGAGCAGCGACAACAAAAGATTGAGGAGCTGCAAAACAAGATAGCAGAACTCAACGTGGCAAAGGCGAAAGAAGCAGCTATAAACGAAGCGGAGAAGCGCATCAAGGAATTACGCCAACAGCTCAAGGACGCTAACCAACGACTTGCAGAGGTGGAACGCGAAGAGGATTTGCGCACCGAGTACAGCAAGGCAGTAGGAAAGGCGATGGAAGCAAAGCTCAACAACCGATTTAAGTTTGTCAAGTTCCAACTTTTCGAGTACACCATAGACGGCACGCCCAAGGAAACATGCAAAGCTACAGTCGAGGGGGTCGCATACGGCTCAACACTCAACACAGCAGCCAAGTACAATGCAGGGCTAGACATCATCCAAACCCTTTGCCAACATTACCAAGTGCAAGCCCCAGTCTTTATCGACAACGCGGAGAGTGTAAATCACATCTTAGACATCCCCTCACAGACAATAGAGTTGAGAGCCACGCTTGAAGATTTCAACATCACACTCATCAATAACAACCAATAAACCCCGAAACAATGGCAACAACAGCAGTAGCAAAACTGAACGCAATGTTCAATGCAGAGAGCGTTCAGCAACAATTCCACAACGCGCTTAAAGGACACAAAGACGTCTTTATTGCATCAATCATCGACCTTTACAGCGGAAGCCAAGAGCTGCAACAATGCAATCCTGGAGAGGTTGTGCAGGAAGCGCTCAAGGCAGCGGTACTCAACCTCCCATTCAACAAAGCGTTAGGGTTCGCCCACCTTCTTGTATTTCAGAACAACAAGCGCGATGCAAGCGGGCAAATAATAAAAGTACCCACACCTACCTTTGTTGTAGGATACCGTGGCTATATCCAGCTTGCAATGCGTACTGGTGCTTATCTCACTATTAACGCAGATGTAGTCTACAAAGGCGAGATTAAAAGTAGAGACAAGCTAACAGGTCACATTGATCTAAGCGGAGAGAAAGAAAGCGACGAGATTATAGGGTATTTCGCACACTTCGAGCTTCTCAATGGATTCAAGAAAACACACTATATGACGGTGAAGGAAGTAGCAGTATATGCGAAGACCTATGCGCCAACGCTAAAGTTCAACAAAAGCATAACGGTAGACCTTCTGGTTGCGAAAGCCAATGCACCTGCAATTAGCGGCTCTCAAGGATGGACGGGAGATTTTAAGAGCATGGCATTAAAGACCGTCATTCGCCAACTTCTCGGCAAATATGGATTCCTTTCACTCGAAATGATGACCGCTATTGACGGAGATACAAAAATCGAAGGCGCAAGCGAAGAGGAGCGCGAAAGAATCGTGCAAACCACCGCAGCAACAAACATTGATTTGGACGCTGAAGCCTACGAAGAAATCCAAGAGCCAGCTGCCATCGCTGCACAGAGCGCGACAACCTTTGCAGCACCACAAGCACCGCAGGCAGCACCACAACCAGTGCCAAGGGCAACGGCAGCACCGCATCCCGACAATATGTTTGAGGACGAACCCAATTACTAACCCACCACAACAACACTACAATGCACCTCCACACGCTAGGGTCATCATCAAAAGGCAACTGTTACTTGCTAACAGACAATAACAACCACACTTTGATTCTCGATTTAGGAATTGGTTTGCGAGACATCAAGCGCGCCATTGATTATGACTTGTCGCGTGTGGTAGGAGCAGTGGTGACACACCGCCACGGAGACCACGCAAAGTACCTAGAAGAAGCAGCAAGAGCAGGTATCACCATTCACACCCACCAAGACGTGATAGACCACCATTCCGAGGACATCCTCGGATTGGTCGTCGAAACCAACCTCCACCAGTGGACACTCATAGGAGGAGACTTCGAGGTGCTGCCACTGCAAGCGATTCATGATGTGCCGTGCCAAGCCTTCGTAATTCGACATCCAGAGATGGGCAAGTTGCTTTTTATCACCGATAGCGTGACTTTGCCGTATCAGTTGAAAGGGCTAGACCACATCCTCATTGAAGCCAATTATTCCGATGAACTTTTGGCACAAGCCATCGAAGAGGGGATAACCCGCCCAGCAATGCGCCCCCGACTACTACAATCACACATGGAGCTATCCACAACGATACAAGCACTCAAGGCACAAGACCTAAGCAGGGTGCAAGAGATAGTACTATTGCACCTATCATCGGGACACGCAGACCCAGACCAATTCCGAGATGCCGTGCAACGAGCCACGGCAATTCCAACCTACATCGCAAGGACTGGTTTCCACCTAGACTTGCACAACCCACAAACGCGATGAACATTACAGCCACAGTAAAAAGGATCTATCCACCAGAGACTTTTGCCTTCGAGGACGGCAGGACCTACACGCAGCAGTTAATCATCCTAGATTGCGGAGAGTACAACCGAAGCACGGGCGAATATTACGAAAACGACATCCCAGTCTATTTCGGTGAACGCAACCTAGATAAGTTAGCAGTCGTCACCGAGGGCGCGAAAGTTGAGGTGCATTTCGGACTAAGAGGACGCGTCTACACCTACACCGATAAGAAAGACAATGTAACGCAGCGCGAGGGCTACAGCCTAAAGGCAAACGCTTACGACATCAAGGTACTAGAGCAGTCACCACTTGTGCAGGCGGTGCAACAATCAATGCCACAGCAGCCACAAGCCCCGATGCAAGCCCCCACGGCAGCTTTGCCCCCTCAACAACAAGCGATGCTAGCAAACGCAACGGCAAGACCAGCGCAGCAGCCAGCACCACAACCACAATATAAATACAACAACGACCATCTACCATTCTAACAATGACAAACGCAACAAGCGAGCTTATCGGAACACTGAAAGAGGTACGCGAGAAATATGTCACCTTCAATAAGTACGGCAGCCGTTACGCGGAGCAAGTAATCGTGGTGGATTCAGGACTTGACACGTTCAGATTCTACTTCACGCGCTCAGACATCCCCGAAAAGTTTCCAGAGATCGGAACAGAGGTTCGCATTAAGTTCGACATCAGCAGCCGTCAAGGGGTTTCGCTGAAAGGACAAGAATACTTCTCCGTTCGTCTCGAAGCACGAGAGATTGAAAAAGTAAAAGGCAATGATACGACTAACATACTATAAGGCGAACGATTCACCCCCGAAGATAGACTTCTTGCTAGAGCGACTGCAAAGTCTTCCCAGTGGAGACTATTCAATCACAATCGCCCCGAACCGCAAGACGAGGACGAACCAACAAAACGCATACTTGTGGGGAGTAGTTTACCCAGCGGTGCTTTTCGGGCTGCAAGACGCAGGATGGGAGATTACCCACGAAGAACAAGTACACGAGTATTGCAAACAAGCATTTGCAGCCCGAGAGGTCATCAACAAAGACACTGGAGAGGTGCTAAGCCTACCAAGTAGCACCGCCAGCATGCAGACCGCGGAGTTCAACGTCTATGTAGACAAAATCAAGGCTTTTGCCCTAGAATATCTCAACGTAACAATACCAGAGCCCAACGAAGAATGAAAGATTTAGAGCATCGACTTCAATGTGCGTGTGTACGCTGGTTTGCGTATCAGCACCCCGAACTCAAAGGTACTCTCTTTGCCGTTCCTAATGGAGGGCAGCGCAACGCGATAGTGGCAGCCAAACTCAAGGCGGAGGGAGTAACAGCAGGGGTAGCAGACCTTCTTCTTCTCATTCCCAACGCCACGCACCACGGCTTGTGTATCGAGATGAAGACGGAGAAAGGACGACAGAGCGAAAAGCAAAAGGAGTGGCAAGCACTCATCGAAGGCAAAGGATACCGCTACGAAGTGGTGCGAAACTTCGAGGAGTTCACACAGCTCATAGAGGAGTATTTACAAACCTACGAATAAAAACGGCTAGCACTAGCGTGCAGGATGTTCCGCTCGCTAGTATTAGCACCAACAAAGTACGAAGATGGCAAGAAAGAAGGAGCTTTCTTCTTACTTTCCCCACGATAGCAACGCGCGCAATTCTGAGAAATTACTAGAATTGAGAATGCAACACGGCGCGGCGGGCTATGGCGTTTATTTTATGCTCATTGAGCGGCTACGAGAAGCAGCAGATTATTCGTGCGTCGTCAATTATAATTCAATAGCTTTCGACCTACGCGTAAGTGCTGAGCTTATAAAATCAGTCCTTAGGGATTTCAGGCTATTTGCATTCTTCCAAACAGACGAGGGAGAGCGTTTCTACTCTGAGAGCTTAAGGCAGCGGATGAAGCCAATGGACGAAATGAGAGTGCAGCGTAGAAACGCCGCAGCCATTTCCGTAGCTAAACGCAAAGAACGCGCAGAAAGTCAACGTTCGTTCAACGCTCGTTCAACGCTCGTTGCAGAAAACGAGAACACTCGTTCAACGGATGTTACACAAAAAAGCAACAAAGTAAAGGAAAGTAAAGGAGATAATAATAGTAGTAATAATAACAAGCGCGAAGCGCGAAGCGAAGAACCGCGGAGCGCGCTGAATTTAGAGCCGTTGCAGCCAGCAGCCAGCACACGGACGCAAGCTACGATTCGGGAGGTGCTCACCAGTAATCAAATTTGGTCAAACGCAATTTGCTCGAACCACCGCATCAGCCCCGAGACGTTCAACGAGTACGTCACGAAGTTTGAGCAGCATTGCTTTATCGAAAACCGCACACACAACACAGACGGAGACGTGCAAGTGCATTTCAATAACTGGCTACGCATCCAATTAAACATCCAAGCAACCAAATCACCCAAACAAAGCAACTATGGCACAAGTAGAAACTATCGCCCAAGTGCTGACGAAAACAGACGCAGGCAGGAGGAGCGCACGGCAAACATCGAACGCCGTTTGCAGGAAGCCATCTACGACACTAGCGACATCCCAGCAGGAAGTTATTAGCTTTCGGGAGATGGTAACACAGCAATACACCCCCGAAATACAGCCTTTTTGCGCGTGTGAGCCACTCAGATGCTATTTAGGTGCTGCACCAGCACTTGGGAAGATTTCGCGCGTTGTAGGGGCAAAATTCGCGGTTACGTGGTTGATGTCGCAAATCGACTATTACAGTCGCACGCTCAACACAGCCGACCAAATGACGGAGGACGACACGCAGCACCTTGCGCTGACGATATTGGGCAACTATCCACATTTGAATTTGGCTGAGGTGATGTTGTTCTTCTCTCGCTTGTCGGGTGGCATTTACGGGCAAGTGGCTTATGGACAAGTTCGAGCCGAAAATATCACGGCTAAAATTCCCGAATTTCTTAAGCACCGCGCCCGAGAACTGGACCGCCACAAGAGGGAGCAGCAGCAACTCGAACGTGAAGCCGAAGAACGAAGACGCGCGCAGTACGCCATCTCTTACGATGAGTGGCAGCGCATTAAAGCCGACGTGCTTGCTCTCTGCAATGGAGACAAGCAGGCAGCGGAGGAGTACATAAATCGAAAATACCTAAAGCAATGAACATTTTAAGCATCTTACTTATAATTATTTTCGCTGCATCGCTCATCATTATTGCGTTGGAACTCTGGAGTACAACGGCAGTAAGAAAAGATTCTCCACCTAGATTTGTAGATTGCGGAACAGGTGTGTGCAGAGGCAAAAAAATCTATTTCAAAGGACGTTGGGTAAAACCAGACTTTATCACCCCTTTTGACTTCAATGGAGACTTCCAATTTCTACTTGTAAATGCTTGCATTCATCCTGTCATTTTCCACGCGGTGCGCGGTGGAAATAGAGATGGCAAAGAATGGATCATTTATCAAGTAGAATATGCCACAGTATTAGAACTACTCAAGGAAGCAAATCGAATTATTGACTCATCAAAAAAGGACAAGCAATGAACGACAATAAGAAACGAATCAACAACGAGCAAGAGCTTTTTGAGCTATTTTGCGCCCCAGATAATATAGCCTTATTCAAACAAAAGCCCTACTACGAAACGCAATGCAAAAAAGTCTTCGCAACTGATGGGAGAATCGCAATCATGATGAATCCCAGCATGCTGTCAGAAAGCTATGAAGAGATTAAAAAGCCTGTTATCTATAAGGTGTTTCGTGATTCTGTGGACGGATATTTTACCCTTGAAGCCCTGAAAAAAGTTCTTGCATCTTTCGAGATGGAGGAAGAACAAGAGCTAAAGGAGGAAGGGCGAGAGTGCGAAGAGTGCCAAGGTTTTGGAGAGGTTGAGTGGGAATACAGAGACCAATACGGCGAAATACATTTCTGCTATAGAGATTGTCCTGTTTGTGATGGAGAAGGGAAAGCCGAAGATGTATTTGAAAGCACTGGTTTTATGATGCCCACTGATGATTCAATCGTTCGCATCGGGAAATCATTCTTTAGAGGCATCGAAGCGCAAAAGTTACTTTGGACAATGGAGTATTTCAATGTGGACAAAGCAGAGTTTTCCACTTCGGCAAACTCAATCAGTTTCACTCTAAATAACGGTGTAGAAATCGCAGTCGCACCCCTAGAACCCTACGAATTTCAAAATATCGTCACACTAGAAACAACAAAGCAATGAGAAAGATTTTATTTCGAGGAAAGAGTGTGGATAATGGCGAGTGGGTGTATGGCGACTTGATGCACAATGCGCATCGTAACAAACGAGCGTCAATATTGTGTGTACCACGTGTTATAGGTTTTCCTGGTCAAATTTGCGATGTACCTATTATTAAAGATACTATCTGTCAGTTTACAGGATTACACGATAGCGATGGAAAAGATATATACGAGGGGGATGTACTCATAGATGAGAAATTTAGCTTCCATCTTAAAATGGTATGGTTTGATGGATGTTTCAAACTGTATGGAAAATGGGATAATCTTCCAGATGTTATACCCGCCTACAAAAGACTTCAACTAGGGGATTTGAAAATCGTCGGCAACGTCCACGACAACCCCGAACTTATCACCGAACCATTTTGCGACCACGCGCAAAAAGGTCAAACAAATTGAATTATGGAAAAAGACAGAGCCACCGAGTATTGGGACAACGAAATAAAGCGCGCAGCGGAGAACACGCGCCTTGCATACCGCAACTACGAAAAGGCACGAAGAGCCGAGGGTGAAGCCCTTAAACGCGTGGAAGAAGCTAAGGAGAACCACGCGCCAAAAGAAGAAATTGAACTACTACTCAAGGAAAGCAAAAAGGCAAGCGCACAAATGCTCGAAGCGTGGGAATCTCTCACCAATGCGCAGAAGTGGGAACGTGTCACCAAAGAATCAGCAAGACAATAAAAGACAAACGAACCATTACCCCCGATTCTTTCCAACCTTTTCCAAGTTGGAAAGAGTTCGCAACAACAAGACAATGAAACAAGAAGAAGACCCCATCGTAACCGCGATAAGTAGCGCGCTTGCTTTCGTTATTGATGTCGGTGTACTTTTGCCCTTTGTGATGATGTTAGTGTCCTATTTCATAGAGCAACCCACCAACACAACGATGCACCAACCCGAACCCACGGAGCAATATGCCGACAGCCTAGTTTGCCCCGATTGATAACAACAAAAGAAACAGCATGGAAAACTCAGAACAACACATCAAAGAAGCCTTTGACGCGTGCGCAAAAGTACGGAACGAAAAGGCACAGCTATATGGCAACGCGTGGCGAATGGTAGATTATTACACGCTTGTACACATCATCTACAAAAAGTTGCACAGCCGTAAAGAAACCGTAAAGGATATTTGCACAGCCGTTTACAATTATTCTTTGTTCGCTTCTGTCCAGCGCTTTTGCGGCTCTGGAGCTATGGACGAACTGAAAGATGAGGAGGAAACGATAAATCGACTAGTAGAAGAAGCCGACAACAACATCAAAAACATTGTAAGTAAAAAAACGGATGAGTATTGTTCGGAATGGATGTACTGCCCGATGACCTTTTTGGGTGGAATGATGCTCTTAAAGGTCGCGCGGTTGCATCATCTGAGATTTTACGCGCCGTGGCAAGTAAAGGGACGCGAGTTGTACGCTGAAGCCATAACGGACGCTTTGCGCGATTTGGGAGGCTATGCCATTCTTTACCTTGCACGGACGGCACTAGACGAGGAGAGAGAAAAGAAAGCAGAAAAGGCGCAAACAAAAGCCCCCAAAGCACCGAAACAATGAGTATCATTATACCATCCGCAGCACCGCGTAGCAGTACCACCGCGGAAGCCCCCGATATACTAAGCTCAAATCTACGTTACGAGTGCAACTGCACCTACTATTGGCTATTCGTCGGCAACGTATGCTTGACGGCAGCACAAGCCAAAATTTCAAGCGTTCGCAAGCACACGCGGAGATTGCAAGAGCTAATCGAAGAAAGCGAAGACGCACAAGAAACGATTCTAGATGCACCTTACACTGGAATAGTCGATGATTTGGTAACTCAACTTTTGAAAGTTCCCGAAATCGTAGAACGCATCGGAATGTTCAACTGGGTATTTCGCGATGTCGCCACCCGAAATTGCGGGGAACACATAGCTCCGACCCTAGCAGCTGCACTTGTCGCGTATAACTTTGGCAGAGTATTTTTTGAGGAACGCATCCCCCTAGTGCGAAAGCAGCACAGAGAAAAGGAAATGCAGAAAATACTTTTGGATCTCATAGAAACATTATCGGGAAAGCCTTTCAAATTTTGGGATAATCCAGCAGTAAGACCAGCAGCAGAAGGCATCATCACCTTTGCCGAAAACTATAAACAATAACCCCTATATGATTACAATTAAAACAAAACTCATTCACCCCGACGCGAAGCTCCCAACTAGAGCGCACAACACAGACGCAGGCTTTGACCTCTATTGCACGCACTCTCACTGCAATGAATTCAGCTTTTTAATCTGTCACAGCGGCATCGCCATTGAAATTCCCGAAGGTCACGTGGGATTGATTTTCCCACGTAGCAGCATTCGCGACAAAGACCTTTCTCTCACTAACTCAGTGGGTGTGATTGATAGCGGATACCGCGGAGAGATAACCGCGTGTTTCAGAGTACACCCTTTCGAGGACGGATCAGTCGCTTACTACGATGCAGGCGAACGCTTTGCGCAGCTCATCATCTTACCCATTCCAGCCGTGGAATTTATTGAGGTAGAAGAACTCAACGACAACACCGACCGAGGTGCAAACGGATACGGTAGCAGTGGCAAATAACAAGAACAAAAAATAACCCCTAACCCATTACACATTATGGCAACAGCAAACAACATTTGGTACAACGTCAAGACACGTTACATCGGAACAACCGAGGACGGCATTACAAAAGCCATCACCGGAGAGTATCTCACCGCAGCACTCTCCTTCACTGAAGCAGAGACGAAGACCAGTGAAGGTGCACTCTTATACGGTCTCGAAGAGTTCGACGTCATCGCAATGTCACGCACCAAATTCTCCGAAATCGTTTACGGAGACGAGGAAGCCGACAAGTGGTTCAAGTGCAAAATCAACGCAACAATACTTGACGAACGCAGCGGAAGAGAGAAGAAAACCCCCATTTTCTTTTGCGTCAATGCAGACAACGCACTCGAAGCTCACCACCGCTTAGACGAGCATCTCAAGAAAACGATGATGGACTACACCGTTGAGCAAGTGGACGAAACAAAAATCATCGAAGTAATCAAGTAACCACACAAGGGGTGCGGACTATATCACCAATCATTCATTCGCTATAGTTCAAATTACCAACAGTTCGCACCCCTACTTTTTCTATCACCCATAAACACCCAAACGATGAACAATATCTTTGCCAACATACGCGCATATTTCGCACGCCTTTCTCACCAGTCACAACAAGACACCGCACTACGAGTTCAACAAGCAGCCACCAAAGAGGCAGAACGCGCACTCCAAATTCGAGAGTTTCAAGGCGAACTCTACCTATCCTTCAACAACCGACCCATCCTCCCCTTCAATGGACGAGACAATGAAGAGCAAAAAGAAGCGCAAAACATCGCTGTCGAAGTCCTCAGCATCGCACGCGAAACATATCGAGCCTATATCATAGCCCAAGAAAAGAAAACAAGCCTATGAGAGCAAGGAGAAGTTCCTAGGATGGAGCAGCGTATTCAAAATCAAGAAAATCACTACAACAAACACCGAATAGAAAAAGAATTGACGCTGGGTGTCAAAAAGTCAATCCTTTAACACTATACTTCAAGAAATAAATAGTATCTTTGTAGAATCTCAGTAACGCGTTCTCAAGAGCCCTAAAATGGCTTTTGAGTACGCGTTTTTTCATATCCACATATCACCCTAACCAACAAAGAAGAAAAATGGGAAAAGAGGGAAAAAGTATCATTACCACAGCGTTTGATTTCGATATGGGAGGACTAGCAGAGTTCGACCTAGATTTGTCGGATTTGGGAAATTTCAGCCTAGAAGACACAGAGTTTGACGAGATAACCCACTACACGAAGCCAAAGGTATATCGTTTGAAGTCAGACTACATCCTTTACGAACACGCAGAAGACCTAGCACGCGATATTGATTTACCGAAAAATGGGAGAGTTGATGCAATGGTCAATGGTTCGTTTATCTTTGGAGATTTCATAGAAGCGTTTTTTGTGGATAAAAACATCTACACACCGCGTATGGTGGTATCCACGCTTTCAATGTCCCAAGAGAATATAGACAGCTTTAAGGGGCTGATGGCAGGCGGATTTATCGGTCACTTGGATTTGATAGTGTCCATCTACTTTTACAGCCACGAGCGAACAAAGCTCATACCTTATTTCCTTGAAGCATTTGAGGGGTATAGTTTCACTTTGTCGGTGGCAGCCATCCACACAAAGACCGTGCATTTTATCACCGAGGGAGGGCGTCATATCGTCATCCATGGAAGCGCAAATCTGCGAAGCAGCGCGAACATCGAGCAGTTCACAATCGAAGACAACCCCTTTCTACTAGGATTCTACGAGAAGGTATTCAACGCTATAATCGAGAAATACAAGCTAACATCCAAGGTGGAACGAGGGAAGAAGCAATGGGAGACTTTATCAGAAGTATACCCCCCTAATCAAACGCGCGCAAGTGAAGAGTATGATGCACCCCTATTTGAAGCCCCCGATATAGAGCAACCCGAATTTACAAACCACATACCAGCGGAAGAAACAGCGGACAATATTAACACTTAAACTTTTTACATTATGGCATCAGGTTCAGGAAGGCGGAGAAACAAAAACAGTACGCTTGGAGCAATACAAACAAAAGCAGTCCGTAGGCGTCACCGCCGTAAAGCCCCTAGAGACGGTTCAGTTCCTTTCTAGGTAAAGTCGAACGCGCGCACCGAAGCTCACAGCAAAAAGCATGGTGCGCGCCTATTTCAAAACATTAGTCTAACAATATGGCAAACCCACACCCGAAAACAGAACATCTCAAAGCAACGCAATTTAAGAAGGGAGAAAGAGCGAATCCCAACGGAAGACCGCAGAATCGAATTTTGCGCGCCATCGTGAAAAACAAAACGATGAAGGGATTAGAGGTGCTCACCAAGGACGAAATCAAAACGTGTGATAAATGGGTGCTTTCAATGACAACAACGCAAGCAGCCGAACTAGTTAAACGAGATGATATACCGACCTATTTGCGCACTTTGCTAGCAGCCGTACTTTCTGATATGAAGAACGGACGGACGGTAACAATAGATCGTTTGCGCGATAGATACATTGGAGACGTCAAGACAACGCGCATTGAAGGTGGAGTACAAGAAGCAGTTGCACCCCCTATCACATTAAATTTCACAGCGTCCACAGAAGAGCAAACGAAGATTGTATCTCAAATAGAAGCCCTCAAGTACATAGCAGTAGATAGCGAAAAATAACATCACCATGCCAACAACGACCGAAGACCGACTACTCGAGGAAGCGCAACTCGAACTATCTCTACCAAACGGAGCAAAGAGAACGATTTTACCCCTAGAGGGGAGCTACGAACGCAAGGCAATAATGGAGGTTGCTTTGCTCGCCATCAAGTGGACAACCGAGAACTTCGTGGAATTTCCGATCGGAACGCGCACAACATACCGCGGAACAACCTACACTTTGCACACCGAGCCAAAGGTGAAGAAGGTACACTCTAGACTTTATGAGTACGACATCACCCTAGAAGCCCCCGAAGCCGATTTGGCAAGATTAAAGTTTAAGTTTCCAGCGGACGGTCGTTTGCAATTTTCACTCACCGCCAAGCCCCAAGAGTTCATTCGATACATCGTGGACAACCTCAACGAGAGAGGAACGCAGCGGTGGCAAGGGCTCACTTCGTTACCAGCAGACACCAGCGAGAAGACACTAACATTCAATCATAACACCCTCATTGAAGCCTTAAAATCGGTTTGCGAAGCATTCAAGACTGAGTGGAGCGCAGAAGCAGGGGTGCTTTCTTTGGGAGCGGTAGAATTTGAAAAGCAAAGCCCAATCACTCTAGCATACGGCAAGGGGAAGGGGCTTTTGCCTGGACTAGTGCGCACAGACAATGGGAAGGTAGCACCACTAGGACGTATGTACGTACAAACAACAACTAGAAACATTCCCGAAAGCTACCAACGCAAGACGCTAAAATTAGCAAGTGGTACGTGGTATTTCAACGGAACAACGTTTACCAACGCGCCAACGAATGATTCAACGGCATACTACACAACCGAAAATTACGTAGAACTGGCAAACAAAGCGGTCATTTCAGCCGAAGCAAGCACCGAAATCTCCGATATTTACCCCAAACGAGTAGGAGTAGTCAGTCAAGTTTTTAAGCTAGAACGAGCAACGCGCAAAACGGCAAACGGAAAGGACAGCGCAACAAGCATTCTTTTTGATTTCACCGATACCACAAACGAGGTGGACTACAAAGCGCATATCATCAAGGGGGAAACAGCAAAACTAATTTTCCAAAGTGGAGCGTGCGCAGGTCGTGAGTTCGAGTTTCAATATAAGCACAAAGAGAAGCGATTTTTGCTAGTGCCTTTGTCTGTAGACGATACAATTTTCCCATCTGAAACATTCCCTATTGCAGTCGGTGACAAGTACGCGGTATTTGGCATCGAACTACCAAATCAATACATCACAGCAGCCGAAACAGAAGCAGCCAAGGCAGCGGTGGCAACCCTACACAAGCAGGCGCAAGACCGCATTTCGATAACCGCGGAAGTGCAAAGTTTATGGCTAAAGAAGCAAACAGACCCCACGATTGCTAGAAAGTTACGCATCGGTGGGTTTGTTTCATTCCAAGACCCAGCACTCAGCCCGAAGCCGTACACAATTCGCATTAAGGCGATAAAAAGACCGCTAACAGACCCCGAAGCCCCCACTCTGGAGCTTTCAAATGAACCAGTACAAACAAATAGCATCTCAACCGTCATTAAAGACGTACAAGCACTCAAGTACGCTAACAGCGTAACAAATAGCATCATAGCGTCAAACGCGGAGGGACAGTCGGTAGACGTGGCAGCACTAGATGAAAAATATCTCTCAGCAGTGGCAAACGACATCGCGAAAGGTAATATCACCTTTGCCGAGGGGCTCAAAGCGTTAAAACAGGCATATTTCGCTAAGGGGTTAGAAGTGGGAAACGCAGTCAGCGGACTAATCGCAGGACGCGGAGCCATCATTGACGCAAACGGAAATACAGAGGTGCAAAGCCTTACAGTTCGCGGTTTCCTCAAGGCTACCGAATATATGCTGAACCGCATCCAAATCACAGAGGGCGCGCAATGGCTCACCGAGGGGGGAGTAATTGAAAAGGTGGCAGAAACGGCAAGTCAAGGAGGACAAAAGAGATACAACATCACCTTTCGCTCTCGATTTGAAGGTGACATACAAGCACCTTTCAAAGAAGGAGACATCTTAAGGGGGCAAATAGCGAAATTACAAGGTGGTACAGGTATTGAAACATCGTGGCTACGGGTTGAGGGGGTCAATGGACGAAAGGTAGAAGTTTCTCTATACTCGAATCAGCAAGTACCAGAGGGGCGCAACACTGCACCCACGGAGCAGATGAGAGTTGCACGATGGGGAAATACGAGCGACAACACGCGAAAAAGTCATATTGTACTAGACCCCGAGCGCGGTCAAATCGTAAGACGCACCAATATCAACGCGCCAATCATCGAGCCTCAAAACTCAGACGGATTTTCGCTAGGAACTTTGCCTAGTTGGTTGAAACAGATCTTAGGAGGAGCAGTGGATGATAAAAGCGATTATCTATTTGCGCGCGGTATCATCACACAAGACATCATCAGATATACCCCAGAGGGGAAACCCCTAGCAGAGCGCGTTGACCGCGGAGTGTGGAGCGCGCAACAATCTTATTACCACGAGGAGAAGAACGCCACAACGGGCATTTATGAGATTTCGCGCGTTTGGTTGGATGGTACACTCTACGAACTTGCACCGCATGGAGATGGCAGCACGTGTCCGACTACGAACAACACGCACTGGATTGTGGTGCAGCAAAAGCCACGCAACGGAGATGATGGACGTACAACATACCTTCATATCAAGTACTCGAACGATGCAGGCGTCAACTTCACTTCAAAGGAAGGTGAAACGGTAGGCGACTATATCGGTCGATGCACGGACTTCAACGAGGCAGCCCCAAGCAGCCCAAGTGCTTACAAGTGGAGCAAGACCAAAGGAGAACAAGGCATTCCAGGCATTCCAGGCATTCCAGGCAAGAATGGTGCGGACGGATTGACCCCGATGCCTAACTTGCTGAGAAATGCGGACTTGAACCCCAAGAGTGTGTCGAATGATGCGAAAAAGAACGAGGGCTTTGCGTGGAGAGCGGAAACAGCGAACGGAGGAATCGTAAGACACGAGCCAAACGTGATGCCCCCACACGCAGGTGCAAAGGTGGTGTCGTGCGAATCTTACCAAAAGAGTACGCGGTACAACGATGTGAATTGCATTGCAAGCCTTTATCAAGTGCTAGACCTTACCGCAGGCGTTACATACACTTTTTCAGCCTACGTAAAAGGCGCAGATGCTGGTTGGTTGATTGCTTACCCGATTGACGGCACGCACTTCAAAATCAGCGGGGCGAACCCAGTAGACGAGGGGCAGAACACAGCCGAGGGGTGGAAGCGATACGCGGTGACTTTTACGGCACGCGTTAGCGGTGTTACAAACATCTATTTACGTAGTTGGTGCAATGGACGCAACGATGGCAACGGCGGAAAAGTTTATTTTGCTTGTCCGAAATTGGAGGAATCCTACAGACCCACACCGTGGACGCGAGCGCAGGAGGACTTCAGAGGTGCAGCGATGCGCCCCCTAGGAGATTGGGACGCTTTGCCCGATGGTTTCAAATTCCAAAGCGGTGGAGTTGGTGAAGAATTTATCGACTTGGTAAGCGTGAAAAGTGAAGGCGCGCTTTTGTGGTGGAGTTGCAAGCGCAGCCACGCAAAGACGAAGGACACGCGCCCGAATGTAAATGCGCCTTTTTGGGAATTAGGTCAGAACTTGAAATTTGTAGCTACTGACTTGCTGCTAGCAAAGAAGGCTTTCATTGAGAACCTAGGAGTGCGCAACGTGGAAACGCGTAACGCACAAGGGGAAGTCACCTTTAGAGCTGAAGAGAATGGTGATGTATTTATCGGTGGCAAGGCAACTATCGGAGGCAAGGTAACTATCGGAGGATTTCGAAGAAGCGTGCCAGTGGTTATCACACCCGAGAATTACACCCAGTATTACGAAAAGAACATAAGTAGTGAAAATAAACTTTTCTTTTCGCCTTTCGACATTGGTACGTCTATTTTGTTCGCAGGAGTATTCCCATACGGTACGCAGATTTACATCTCCAACTCGAACCCCGACACCAGAGAGCTTGGTAGATTTGAGGTAGGGACACCAGAAGAGCAGCGATATTTCGCAGCCCTAATGCAGTACTTAGGCACGCAAGTGTTTGTGGGTAACTACACATCAGGGGGCTATAACGGCAAAGGGACGTGGATTAACATCGAGAACTGGACAAAGGAGGAAAACACCATCAAGCAGAGGGAGGTTTTCAAGCTCGAGTATAGCTACAAAAAGACACAGCCAACCACCGACGAGAGGGGGAATCCAAGCACAGAGGGGTTATTCTCTATCTGGAGACCCACGAAATTAACACTAAAAAAATAGCAAGATGCAGCCAACGCGCGTGTTTCTGGAAACGCTAGCAGCGATAACAGACCCCACGATTCGTGTAATAGCGAACCGCGGGGGGACACGTAGTGGCAAAACATATAGCGCAGCACAGCTTCTTGTTGTTTTAGCACAGCAGAGCCAAGCCCCCCTAGCAATAGATGTTGTTGCAGAGAGTTTACCACACCTCAAACGCGGAGCATTGAAAGACGTGATGGAGGTACTCGACAACGAAGGGTATATTGAAGGGCAGCACTACACCTACAACCGAACAGACCACATCATCACCATAGGTAAGTCCAAAATCTCATTCTTTGGAACGGATGACTGGGGGAAGGTCAAAGGGTCAAGACGCGGTATACTTTTTATCAACGAAGCGAACCGAATACCATTTGCCACTTATCAACAACTCGCAGCGCGCACCACTCATAAAATACTCATAGACTGGAATCCCGACACGCAATTTTGGTTTGAGCGCAGAGGCATCTCAGCCAGAGAAAGCACGCGCGAAATCGTGAGTACCTACAAGGACAACCCACACCTCACAGAACAGCAGGTAGCAGAAATCGAAAGCAACAAAGACGATGAACAGTGGTGGAAGGTTTATGGACTAGGAGAAGTCGGTAATCCGATCGGAGTAGTTTACAATAATTGGAGAGAGTGTGAGAGAGTACCACCGCAGGCGCAGCTCATAGCGTATGGACTTGACTTTGGATTTGTAGCAGACCCCACAGCACTAGTGGCAGTCTACAAAGCAGAAGGCGAACTCTACCTAGATGAACTACTCTATATGCCAGGATTGACAAACAACCTCATAGCGCAACGGCTACTCGAACTCAAAGACAAGCATACGCCCATCATAGCAGATAGCGCAGAGATGAAGTCAATAGTCGAAATCCGCAACTTTGGAGTAAGGACTATCTCACCAGCGCAAAAAGGCGCGGACAGCATAAGAGCAGGTATCGACATTTTAAGGCGATACCGCCTCAACGTTACCAAAAGTAGTTACAACCTAATAGACGAACTCTCAAACTATAAATACGAAACAGACAGAATCACCAACGAGAACACAGGACGACCGATTGACGCATTCAATCACGCATTAGACGCAGTGCGATACGTAGCACTCAACAAACTAGCAGAACGAAGGAAGGGAGTAAATACCCGAAGAATAGCAGACCATATCAGATAAAACAAAGACAATGCCCATTGAAGAAATTCTCCAGTTGCAAGCCCAAGAAGCCATTGCAGCACTTAAAAACAAAACAGATTGCCCACCGCCATGGGCTGAACTCGAAAAGGAGTATGACCCCAAGCACCACCCCATAAACGACAAGAGTATATACCCAGACGTGGTGACAGGTGAAGGTATAGAGTACGTAACGCGCGTTTCTCTCAATCTGCAAAAGCTCGCAACTAAGCGTATGTGCGCTCTCACGGTCGGAATTCCACCTAAAAGAGTATATAAGCCAGCGGATGAACAGCAACAGCAAGCCGCAGACCTCATAGAGTCCATCTTTGAAGCGCAACGTATCAACTCTCTAAATCGAGAGCGTCTTATTCCTTATTTCGCAGCATGCGAAGTAGCGACACTTTGGTATGCAGTAGCAGAGGAACACGAAGAGTACACTGTGCCTTCAAGTCTCAAAATTCGTACACGCGTGTTCTCGCCAATGAAGGGGCACGACCTATACCCTCTATTTGATGAGTACGGCAAAATGATTGCTTTCTCAGTGGGTTATCGTGTCAAGCAGGATAAGCGCGAAATCTCTGTATTTGAAACCTTCACAAAAGATTTGCACATTCGATGGGTGCAGGATGGTAAAGGGTGGACAGAGGAGCTGCGAGAGAAAGTAACATACGGCAAAATCCCAGTAGTCTATGCAAAGCGCGATGAACCTATATGGGAGGGCACGTCATACCTAGTTTACGAACTTGAGTGGTCGCTCTCTCGCAACGGAAACTATTTGCGCAAAAACTCAAAACCGATTTTGTCTATCTATGCGGATGAAGAAATCGAAGTCGGTAAGGAGGGCTCGCAGGACAAAGAGTTTAAGGGAGTGTTTCAATTTCCTCAAGGCTCAAAACTTGAGTACGTCACATGGTCGCAAAGCACGGAAACACTCAAATTTCACGTTGATGCGCTGCGTTCGTGGTTTTTCACTCAGTTGCAGTTGCCAGACTGGAGCTACGAAAAGATGAGCCAGCAAGCTTTGTCGGGTGAGAGCCGTAAACAGATGTTTACAGATGCAATGACAAAAGTAGAAGACGAAGCAGGGGAAATTCGCGCATTTATGGAGCGTGAAATAAACGTGGTTAAAGCCTTTGCGGCTATCATCGCGCCATCACTCGAAAAAGCTATAAAGGCTTTGCGATTCAAGGTGGTTATTACCCCTTACACTATCAACGACGAAAAGGAAACGATTAACAACCTTCAAGCCGCCAATGGTGGGAAGCCCCTCATTTCGCACCTCGAAAGTATAGAAATGTTTGGTCACTCATCAAATCCCAAAGAAACACTAGAAGAGATGCAAGAAGAGGAGAAGGTAAACGCTTTTGAACCTACAATCTAAACATGCCTATATCACCTCAAGAGCGCAAGTATCACAACACCCACAACCGAAACATCACCCAAGCAGAAGCACGAATAGACGGTGCTTTTGCCGAGGTGGTGCAGGGGATAACGCGTATCTATCAACTTTACGATTTTACTCTACCAGAAGGTGGTGCTTTCCAATTTGAGCAAGCCACGCCAGCAGCGCGCAAGGCAGCCGACAAAGTCTTTGCCAATATGCGAAAGCGCATACTTGAAACGATACAAGCAGGCGCGGACGCAGCCGACAAACTCAGTCAGCATAAGGCGGAGAAACTCACAAGGCTATATGGTGTTGCCACGCAGTTACGCAGAGAGCAGACAACCGCTAGAAGTTTGCAGGAAATCTCAGATGCAGTGTGGAAGCAGTCGGAGCAGTTACGCGCGGAAATGGAACTTGCACTCTCCGTAGCACTCAAGAGCGGAACGAGTGCTGACAACTTCAGCCGAGAGATAAGGGGCTATCTCAACGAACCCAACAAACTATTTCGCAGAGTGCGCGATGAGTTCGGAAATTTGGTACTCTCGAAGGCAGCAGCAGCTTATCACCCAGGACGCGGAGTATATCGCAGTAGTTATAAAAACGCGCGAAGACTAGCAGCCACGGAAATTAATATGGCATATCGCAAAGCCGATTATGATAGGTGGCAAAAGCTAGATTTCGTGATAGGAGTGCGTATTGCTTTGAGTAGGGAACACCCCTACTACGATATGTGCGATGAACTCGCAGGCGATTACCCAAAGGATTTTGTATTCGTAGGGTGGCATCCTCATTGTAGATGCATAGCAACCCCAATTCTTCAAAATATCGAAGACTTCAAAAACGGAGTACCCCCCGAGGAGGATTTGTTTAAGGTGGACAAAGTACCCGAAAACTTCAACAAATGGGTACTCAACAACGAAATCCGTATCAACCGCGCTTTGTCTGGTCAAGCATCTATGCCGTTTTTCTTGAAAGACAACAAGGGGGCGATGGAGGATGCACTAGGACGAAAAGTAGAAATAAAGCCTACAAACAAGAAGACGGCACTCAAAACCGAAAGAGAGATTGAGCGTTTGATTGAGAGACTTAACGAGATAGGCACAACGGTAGCATTAGCAGACACACCGACAAAAGAGACACTCGAACAGCTGAGAAACTCAAACATCAAGTATAGGAGTGTCTTAAGAAAACGAGGAAACAAGCAGACCCCAGAAGAGATTGTAAAAGACATTGCAGGAGGTGACAAAACAAAGGGGTCGTGTGCGTCACTTGCTTTGACCTACGCAGCAAGAAGGGCTGGCTTAGACGTTACAGACTTTAGAGGGGGAGATAGTCGTAGCTATTTCAGCGTTAAAGCGAACACGCGCGCCTTTATGTTGCAACTTGGTGGTAAGGTAGAGGAGCACACAAACGACGTTACAGCAGCAAATAGGCTACTGAAAACAATGGAAGAAGGCAAAGAATACTATCTCAGCACAGGTGGACATGCAGCCATAGTGAGAAAACACAATGGGAAATTTCAGTATTTGGAGCTACAATCTGGCAAAGAGGGTGGAAATGGATTTAAGGATTTCACATCGACAACTTTAATCAATAGATTCCGTTGTCAAAAAAGCCACACATTGTATGGAGAGGAATACGCGGTTAAGTCGGTGCTAACTGATATTACAGCATTCAACAAAGACCCTAATTTCCGTCTAATGATGGGATATATCAACACAAAGAAGACAGAAGCTCAATCAGGCGTTTCTGGAAGGATGAGATGAAGTCCTATCTGCAAAGAATTCTTTCCAATACGAATTCTCTCTATCAAAGATGGTGCGTTCCTCATCGGTTAAAGACCAAGGATAGTCACTGAAGAGATTAAACACTTTCTTTTTGTCGAAACTAAATAGGTGTTCGCCTACAACTTCTGAGTTATCCACCCACCAGACCTTATCGGTATCATTTTCTTTATAAAATTCGTACTGCATACTAAGTTTGTTTTCACGCAAATATAAGCATTTACCGCGCTCAACAGCCACGCGACAGAGTTAAACTTTGTTGCGTGGCTTTCTTTTTGTCACGGCATACGAACGGCATACGAACGGCATACGAACGGCATACGAATAAGATGTGAAACTTCCTTTGTATCAATTAGTTACAGCGGAAAGACACAATGAAATTATGTAATTTTGGGGGTGTTATAATAAACACAAAGACAGATGAAGAAATTTATTCTTGATTTACTCAAAACCAAATTTGAGGGGGTGAGTGAAGATGTCCTCGAAGGCATGGCTGCAAAGCTCGCAAAAACAGCCACCACCGAGGAGCAAGCGACAACCTCTGTCGAGGGGGTCACCATTCAAAAAGTGATTGAGAGTTATGCAGACCGCAGGGCTACACAGTCGGCAACAACAGCTGTGGAGAACTACAAGAAAAACAACCCTCAACCCAAGCCCAATGAACCAACAGACCCACAAGAGCCTAAAGACCCACGAGAGGAAGCCCTCAACAAACTTCTAGACCGTGTGGAACAACTCCAAGGTCAGATGCAAGCGATGAGCGAAGAAAAAGTAGAGAGCGGAAGACGTGCGCAGTTAAACTCTCTCATTGAAAAGCTGCCTGCAAGTATGCAACAAATCTACAGTCACATCAATCTTAAAGATATGGATGATGAAAAATTCGAGGCTTTCAAAGAATCGGTGAAGACAGACGTAGACAGCACGCTTTCAATGTTCAAATCCAACGGAGCTACGATTCAGACCCCATACAACAACACGGGGACAGGAAGTAAGGAGCTGACGAAAGAGCAAATCGAAGCCATCAATAACCGCGGAGGTGTCGTCAAAGATGGCGAGCAACCGTTCTAGGGCAAAGCTAACATTAACTAACACAAAAACTAGACAAAATGGGAATGACAGTAAAGAAGGTGCGAGACACTCGAATCCCTCGAGTGTTTCAGCACAAGGTAGCCGATGTCAGAGGAGGTGTCGGAGTGGTCGTTTCTGAGCTTGGAGGAGACTTCCTTCTTGAAGGCACACCGCTCTCTATCCCCGACAAGGGACGCTGCCACGTTATCAAGACCGCAGAAGTAGTGGAGCAAGTAGAGAGCGATGCTACGGAGGTGAAGGTGAAAAAGTTTCAGCACTTCAAAGAAGGCGACTTCGTGATGCTCACCGTAGGCGCGAAAGCCGTCAAGGTGGCAAAGGTGGACCGCAGCAAGGCAAACTTCGACACAATCACCCTCGAAGAAGCACTTGGTTCCACCATCGAGAAGGGTAAGCACCTACTCGAAGCCAAGGAAAAGAGTGAAAGCAACACCTCTGAGTTGAAATATACCCCCTTTGCCCTCGTAGGCAGAGGACAGAAGGTGGTGCAAGGCGACAACTTCGACACAGATGCGGTGGTTATTGGCGTCACACGTGGCGCAAACATCCCAGCAGAAGTGCTGCAATACCTCAAGGGCATTGTAGACTACAACTAAACTAAACAGATTTAACTATGGCAACAGTTACTAATACCCTCATTGAAGGACTGAATCAGCAGCACGTGGAGGCGAGAGTGCAAGGCATCGACGCCACGCAGTGGCATTTCGGCAGATACTTTCCAGTAGAGCAAAGCATTGGTTTCAACTGGTCCACGCTAGAAAACCAAGTACACGCGCGCAACGTGGCTGCAGACCTTCATTCCGACAACGCGTCAGTCATCCGCAAGTCGCGTCCCATCTTCCAGAGCGCGAAGGGCGACATCCCCCTCATTGCGGTTGGACGCGACGTCGACCGCTCGCAGCTTAAGGACTTTCAGATCGCGCGAAACCTCGCAAAAGACAAAGACGTGGCAAAGCTCGTCAAGTATTGGGGCGAAGACATCGACTTCTGCTTCAATGCCGTGCAGGCAGAGTTGGAATACATCGCGTGGGCACTCTTCTCCAATGCTGGCAAGCTCGACTTCACCACGGCAAACAACGCCACCTTTGCCAACGAATTCGCCCTCGACTACCAAGTAGACGAAAAACTTAAGGTGAGCACCACAAAGAGCTTTGCAGACGAAGACACAGACATCGTGACAGAGCTCCGTACCATCCTCGAGAAGATGGAAGACGAGCTCTATTTGAACCCTCGCTTCATCTTCATGAACAAGAAGCAGTTTCGCCAAATCGCGATGAACGAGAAGGTCATCAAGCTCTGCTCACCCGAGCTCCGAGTGGCTACAGACACCACGCGCGTGCCCTCGCTCAAAATCATTAACGAGGTGCTGCCCAATGTCCCAGGATTTGAAAACATCCAGTTCCGAGTTATCGACCAAATCATCACACGCGAAGATGCCAACGGCAACTTCACCTCTGGCAATCCCTTTGCCGACAACCGCTTGGTCATCACCGAAACCGAAAAGCTAGGGCACACGGCATACGACATCCTCGAAGAGCCAGCCAACAACGCCGTCCTCCGCACCGTACGCAATCACACCGTCGTCAAAAAATACGGAACTATCGAACCCGTATCTGAAACTACTATCGCGCAAGCCGATGCGATTCCCGTCTTGGACGTTGCATCACGCGCCGTATACATCAAGACGGACGGTAATAGTTGGTAAACATCAACCATCATCGAAATATGACAATAGCACAAGGTCTCCAAGCCCTCAACGCGTATCCTTTGCCCCCCTACATTGTAGAGCAAATCTGTATTGCACGCGGTTTAGAATTGACAGCAGACGTCAATAAATACGTAATCAAGACCCCCGAATACATTTTGGCTGAAGCTGATATTTTCCGCTGGTTAGCACAAGCCCCCAATGTATCACAAGGAGGACAGAACTACAGTTTTACGGATGCTCAAAGGCTCGATTTCAAACGACAAGCAATGCAACGATACAAGGAGCAGGGCGCGGAGACCGAGTTGCAGTCAATGAAAAGAGCCAATTATGGCTATAAGGGCAGCAGACTATGATAATACCAAATTCAACTATCACACCAATAGCTTACAGCGATACACTCGATGAGAACGGACTATCCACGGAGGGGACTAGGACGGAGGGTAAAGCGATACAAGCACAATGTGTGACAATGGTACACAATGAACTTGCAGTGGCAGGGGGCGAACCTTACACTTCAGCTAGTTATCAAATTTTGATTGAGTGGCAAGATTTCCCTTATACTAGATTGATGTTACAAAGAGAAGGCGAAGCCCCTAGAGAATTTGGAGTAATCAAAGTTGAGCCTTTGCGCGCAGTATCTCAAGTTGCAGTATATGTATGATTGAAAGATTAACCTCAGAAACAGCGATAAGAGGAACTCTAAACGCTTTTGCGCAGTCCGTAAGGAGGAACGTAGCAAGAAAATTAGCATACGCAGGAGAAGCAGCTATAACAGCTCAAAAGAACGCTTATAGCTACACACAGCGCACTGGTAATTTGTTGTCGTCTACAGCTTATGCAGTACTCGAAGGAGAAGAGCAGCAAGTACAGATGGCAGGCACACAATCCGAAGGAGTAGCAGCAGCGAAAAAGCTAATAGGAGTGCAACCGAAAGCCAACAACAAAAGGATTTCACTTATCCTAGTTGCAGGTATGAATTACTCAGCGTTCGTATCAGCAAGAGGTTACAATGTACTAGACACTGCACGGCAGGTAGCAACAATAGCAGCCAATGAACTTTTGAAGAAATGAAGACAGCAATAAATGTTTTACTTGATTTGAAAGCCCTACTAGAGGGGTCGTTGTTTGCTCAATCTCTAAATGGAGGCATATTCTTCGAAGAAACAAGACCAAAGAACAGCAACAAAGAAGATTTGGTGCTAGTTTTTACTCAAGGATTTAGTCACCAAGTGGAGAGGGGAACGGTTACTATTTTAGCCTATGTTGCAGACATCCCAACAGATGGAGGTAACACTATTCCTCATCTCAAAAGAATAAAGGAGATGGAGGAGCAGGCGGTAATATGGGTGAATGGCTTAAGAGGGGGAAAGAGTGGCAGCTATCTATTTCAACTCGCACAAACTATTTCTCATTACCCACAGCCAGAGATAAAGCAGCATTTTATCTCTATCAAACTAGACTACAAGTATTTCGATGGAGCTTATTAACACACAAACTAAACATTAGATATTATGCCAGAACCAGCAGGAACAACAGGAACGCCAAAGGCGCTTGCATGGGGACAACCCACGATTAAGTTTTGCAAGTCCGTAGACGGAGAGCCAGACGGAAATTGGAAAACAATCCCAACCCCCAAGGAAGGCTCGACAAAGCTCGAAAACAAGGTAGAGAAAGAGCTGAAAGTAGAAGGCGGTGAAACAATCGCAGCGCGCATGGGTGCTGAGTTTTCATTTGAATTGTACTTGATGTCTACCAGCGAACAACCCTTTACAGATATTGATGGATTTGTTGAAGGCAAATATGCGTTTAAGCTTTTGCCCAACAGTCCACAAGCAGCTTGTATGAAAATTGACGCGTCGAGCGTTCGTGTAGAGAAGACATGGAGCGCAGACGAAGGTTTTATCTACAAAGTAGTCGCTTCAGCATCAAAGCCAAAAACTCTCCCGATGGTGAAGTTTGAGGCAGGTATTGCAGGCAACACGGAAACTCGATAAACACTAATCAATGAGAAGAGGGGGCGGAAACACTCGAAGCAGAGAACCCCGCCCCCTTTGTTTTTAATTAAAGAATCGACATGAACAATCACGAAGAAGTCGCGAATGCCATACTTCAGCGCAAAACAGAGCTAAAGATCGGAGATAGGACTTTCCAAGTCGCGCCCCCGACTATCGCCACTCTCATTGAAGTTTCTACTCGAGTGGCTAAAATGGATTTCGATGAACCCCAAGAAGAAGAAACTCAACTGAACTATGTATTACGCAACGCACGAAAGGCGAAGAGCATTCCCGAAGTTTTGGCGTTGCTCATCCTCGGAGAACAGAAGGCTTTCGCCCCCGAAACGTGGACGACCAAGATTGCGCGGTGGTTACGATTAGAACCCAAGAGCGCATTTGAGGAGCTTGCACACCAGCTAGCAACACAACACACCCCCGAAGAGTTGATGCAGGCTTTTGTGGAGGTACTAAGTAAGATGGAGGTAGAGAGTTTTTTCGCCATTTCCACTTTCCTCAGAAGGGTGAACGTGATAGAGCCCAAGAAGAAAGTGGACTAAACGACAGCCCGTGGGCGATGGTCGCTGCAACGGCTAAGGCTTTCAATCTCACCTTTGAATACGTGCTGCACGAAATGTCGTGGCAAAATATGGCACTCTTTTGCGCCACGCTCCCCACCTACAACACCGACCAGCGAAAGCCAAAGACCGACACTTTCAACGCAGACCAGCCCATCACCCCACAGCAGGCACAGCAACTGCAAGCCATCTTTGGCTAAGACCGCCCCCACAAACTATGATTGCGATAGACCAACAGACCCACGACAAAGCACACGCAGCGCAGGCAGGAACAACGGACTTGTGGAGATTTCCACCCCTCAAATTTCCACCCTTGACTGAGTGGCAGGAGGAAGACGGAGCAGAAGCCGACCTCACCGCGCCAAGGCTCGATGTAAAAAGCGGTACACTCACACTGCACGCCACCACCGAGGAGCAGGCGCAAGCCATCATCAGCCAACTGCAACAACCCCGAGCGTGGCAAACGCAAGACGAGCAAGAAAACCAGCACCGCTTTGTTGCCCCCGAGTTGCCACAAGGCGCAGTGTTCACCCCCCTAGAGGTGAAACACGAAAGGCACAGCCCACAGTTGCACACCATCAGTGTGGACTTTGTGCAATACCAACCCCCACCCCCCAACCGCGACGCCACCCCCGAGGGGGGCGCAGTGCAGCGCAGCGAGGATTTCAAAATGGACGGCAGACCTTTCAGCGACTATGGAGCGCGTGTGCTAGAGGGCAGCACGGCAGCTTTGAGAGCGTGGAAGCACCGAGAGTGGCATACAGCCAAGCACCCACTACTCACAGGGCAGCAAGCCGACCGCTATGCGCCAACGAGACGCAAACCCCGAGAGGTCACGGTGCATTTGCTTTGGCGCGCCAGCAGTTTGCAGCAACTCCACACCAACCGCGAAGCCTTTCTAGCACGGCTCACACTCCCCGAAGCCCGACAAATAGACGTGGCAGCCACGGGCAAGCGATATGCAGCCATCTACAAGTCGGAAATCGTGAATGACTTTTACCCTCAAGACGCGTGGCTAGAGAGCAGCATCACATTTACCATCATCAACGAGCAAGAACTATAAGCAATGACAGAACAAGACGGCACACTCCTTTTTCGCATAGACGCAGACACAGCCCCAGTGGAGCGCGCAGCCGACCGAGCAGGCGGTGCGTTGCTAGGCATCGGAGAGAAGGCATCGCAAGGGGGCAACCTCATCACGCAAGCCCTCAAGGGGGCAGGCGCGCTAGTGGCTAGCACGTTTGCCGTGAGTGGAGCACGCGATTTCATTTCAAACATGGTGAGTGTGCGTCAGAGCATCGAGCAGAGCGAAGCAGCCCTCACTTCGTTTTTGGGTTCGAAGGAGAAAGCCGACCAAATGATGGAGAGCTTTAAGCAGATGGCAGCCACAACCCCCATTGATCTAGAAACGCTGAGTAGTTCAACGCAAACAATGTTAGGTTTCGGTGTGAGTGCAGAAACGGCAGGCAAGATGATGCACGTGTTAGGCGACATCAGCGGAGGAAACACGCAGAAATTCCAAAGTTTGTCGCTAGCTTTCTCTCAAATGTCGAGTGCAGGGCGTTTGATGGGGCAAGACCTACTGCAAATGATTAACGCAGGATTCAACCCTCTCTCAGAAATTTCGAGAAAGACAGGAAAGAGTATAGCGGAGCTGAAGGAGGAGATGTCGAAGGGTGCGATTTCGTCGCAGCAAGTCACGGAAGCGTTTATCAGTGCCACGGAAGAGGGGGGACGCTTTCACGGAATGCTCAAGGCGCAAAGCCAAGGTTTGGCTGGTAGCTTTGCCAAGCTCAAAGGGGCGATGAATGGGATGTACAACGAGCTAGGCAAGGAGAGCGAAGGCGCGATAAAGGGTGCAGTGGATTTGGCAGCAAGTTTGGCACGCAATTATCAAGACGTGGCATTAGCACTAGCAAGCGTGGCAGCAGGTTACGGAGTGGCAAAGGGTGCGCAAATGGCTTATGCAGCGTCAAGCGATGTGGCATACGCTATGAAATACAAGAGTGAAGCCGAAGCCCTCAACCAACTAATGACAGCGGAGCAGCGCGCAAGGATAAGCAAACTTTCTATGAAGGACGGTGCAAAGGCTTATGGAGATGCGCTGAAGGCGGAAGTGGAAACCACGAGGGCAGCCGTGGCAACGAAGAAGGCAGCAGCACTAGAAGAAGCAGCAGCGAGCAAGGCAAAATTTACGGCAGCACAAATGGAGGTAGCCAACGCGCGCAAATTGGTAGCAGCCAAGCAAGCAGAGTTGGTGGCAGCGCAAGGCACAGCCAACGCGCGCAAGATAGAGCTAGCGCAAACGCAGTTGTCGAACGCGCAGGAGCGTCTTCACGTGGCATTGAGAGAGCGCAGTACGGCAGTGAGTGTGCGCCAAGCAGCGCAAGAACGTGTGGTGGCAGCGGTGAGAGCCGAGGGTGCAGTGGCAACGACAGCGGACACGGCAGCGTCAGGGGCAAATTTGACGGTGACAAACTTGCTCACGGCAGCGAAGAATGCAGCAGCGCAGGCAGCAGCAAGGCTAAACGCGGTGATTATGGCTAATGCGTGGATGCTGGCAGCAGCAGCCGTGGCTGCTTTGGTGTATGGACTTTATAAACTTGCTACTCACCAGAGCGAAGCGGAGAAGCGACAGAAGGCACTCAATGAAGCGTTTAAGGAAGGGAAAGGCGAAGCGGAAAGCGAAGCAGCCAAGATTGATGCTTTGTATGCACAATTAAACAAGGCTAAAAAGGGAACGCAAGAATACAAGACAGCGAAAGATGCGATTGTCAAACAATATGGTGGTTATCTAGATAAACTCAACGCAGAGCGCGGAAAGGTGCTAGACGTGGCAGATGCTTACAAGGCTCTCCGAGATAGAGTGATAGAATCAGCAAAGGCGCGCGCAATGCAGAAGTTCATAGATAAAGAACTAGAAAAGAACACAGACAAGCGTTCCGAGGTCATCGACAACGTAAAAAAGACGTTGAGCCAAGCTTATTCTGGGAAAGCGTTAGAAGATATGACAAAGTTTGTCGTGGATAAGCTTAGCAAAGGTGAAAGCCTTAAGGGTTTCAAAATCTACAACAACAAGAGATTTTGGAAGGATTCAGGCGACATGGAAAGTTATACCACGTATAATGTGCTGGATAACTTAAAGAAAAGCTTTGACACGGTAAACAATCTGGATAAGACAGCGATAAAAGACGCAGAACTTTTGTTCAATATGTCTTATGCAAAGGCTGTGGACTTAGCAAACGCAGACGGAGGGCAAAGCACGAACACTCCACCTCCCAAGGAAAAATCAAAAAAAAAGAAGAAGCAAAACCCCGAAATAGAACGTAGGAAGCAGCTGTACGCACTTCAACTGCAAATGGAGCAGCAGGAAACAGCACAAGCCAAACGACACAGAGACGAAGCACTCAAACGAGAGCAAGACGAAGTGGAAAGATGGCAAGACGGCACGGACAAGCAACTCAAACTCATAGAACTAGGAAAGCGCGCCAAGCTCAACGCGCTACAAGACGAACAAGACGCGCTACTCGAGAAGTTGAGAGATACCGCAGAGAAGAAGTGGGAAATCAACAATCCAAAGGCGGCGAAGGCAGGACAACACTTTGACCGAAAGAGCGTCACTGAAAAGGATTTGGCAAAGAGCGACAAGTTCGCAATCCTCACCCAAGCAGCCCACATAGCGCAAGAAGCGCAAAAGGACGAGCAAAAGGTTTACGCGCAAATCATCAAAGACACGCGCTCACTCGAAGAGAAGAAACTAGAAGTCAAACGTGAGTATGCACAGAAGCGCAAAATCATTGAAGGACGTTTGCTCACTGGTGAAGCCAACGTGGCAAACCTAGAAGTCCTCAAGCAGCAAGAACAAGCAGCCCTCAAGCAGATAACCGACCAGCAGCTGCAACACGCGCAAAACACGCTACCAATTTTCACCAAGTTGTTTGCGGATGCAGCGCAGAAGAGCAGGCGCGAGATTAAGGGGTTAATCAAAACCACGGAGGACTTTTTGAAGGCACTAGCAGATCCCAACGGAAAGAGCCGTGCTTTGGAATTTGGGATGTCTGAGAGTACGTTTGAGATGTTGCAGCTGTCACCAGAGAAGATACAAGCCATTCGTCAGCAACTCGACAAGCTCTATCAATACGACAACGGTAGCAAAGACCCATTCTCGAAGTTGTTAGAAACCATTCGCAAGGTGAACGAAGAGGGAAACAACCTCGATCTTTCGCAGAAGATGCAGAAAATAGCAGGGGCAGCCGTGCCAGCCATCGGAGCAATAAAGGGTATAACAGATGGAATCGCAGCAGCAGCAAAGGCAGCAGGCAACGATGAACTCGCAAGCCAAGCAGAAGCCGTGGGTGGAGTATTGGAAGGCGTGGGAAACATAGCACAAGGCTTTGCACAAGGTGGAATTGTTGGTGGAGCATTAGCAGCCGTAGGAGAAGGCTTGAAGGTCGTAACCTCAGCATTTGAAGCTGCAGCGCGCCACAAACAAGCCCTACTCGAAATCCAAAAGGAAATCAACAACCAGCAGGAACTCTACAACGAGCTACTCAGAAAAGAACAGCTAGAAGCCCGAAATATGGAATCCGTTTTCGGAACGTCTAAACTAGGGAAAGGAAGAGCAGCCCTACAAGTTGCATCGGAGCTAAACGCGGAAATCAAGCAGCAAATCAAGGGGAACTTTGAAGAGCTGAAGGCGTATCGTCAAAAGCTCGCAGAAGAAGGCAAACTAGATGCTTTTTTCGATGAAGAATCGGGATTTGTCACCGCTAACGGAACGAAGTACGGAGACAACGCAAAAAGACTGCGAGAGCTGTTTGTAAACAACCGAGAAGCGGAACTTGCAGGGCTAGCAAAACTCAGCGTCAAGACTGGACACGTCAAGACTGGAGTCTTTGGATGGGGAGCAGGTCGCGACACATTTAGCGCACTCACATCTCAATACAAAGACCTAGTTAAGGAAAACGGACACTTGAACATTGAACTTGCAAAAAGCATTGTCCAAACTCGAGAGTTTGAAGGAGACGGCAAAAAAGCCTTTGAAGCCCTCATCAAGAAGGAGGAGCAATACGAAGAGAGCTTGAAAAAGATGGACGAGTATTTGAGCGGTATCTTTGGCAACTATGGAGATGACGTGCTAAATGCCGTGGTGGACGCTTTCGACAGAGGAGAAGACGCAGCAAAAGCCTTTGGAGAAGCCACAAACAAGGTGATGCAGCAGATGGTGAAAGATATGATGCAGGCTGCAATACTTCAACCTATCCTCAAGGAACAAGCCGAGAAGATGAAACGCGCCTTTGAAAGCGGTGACAACAACACGATGCTCAAAGCAGCAGCGCAAGCTACAAAAGTGATACAAGGCGCGCAAGGACGGCTCAAAGAGATGTATGCTCAACTTAGCGGTGAACTCAATAAAGAGGGAATAGACCTATCAACCGAAGGAGACAAGAGAGAAGGTATGAAACGCGGAATCGCAACCGCAAGCCAAGAGAGCGTAGACGAAAACAACGGACGTTTGACGGCTATTCAAGGGCATACTTTCTTGATACAACAACAAACGGAACAAATAACTAAACACAGCGCAGCTATACTTCAAACGGTGATGCGCATTTCCGAGGATACGAACCAAATAAGCGAGCGTTTGGGACATATCGAAACGGACACGCGAGCAGTGCGCAATACCTTTGAAGATATTGCTTTGCGAGGTATTAAACTAAACACTTAAACAATTATGGCAAAAGAAAAAGGACAAGAAGGCGCAGTGGTAGATGCGTTGAACGTACCAAAGGCGCGAGTATTAGCGGAGGTTTTTGCGCCAAACGGAAAGATCCGTGTGGAGCTTTTACCCGAAGGCGCAGGCGGAAGTGCGGAGAGTGGAAGCGTTGATTTGCAACCCCTAGAAAACCGCGTGGCAGCTTTGGAGAACGCGCCAAAGGTGGCAGACAAGTCGCAGGAGGTGACAGCGTTGCAAGGGACGGTGGCAGAACACACTAAGAACATTGCAAACAACGCGCAGCGCATTACGGCACTAGAAGACAAGCCAACCCCTGAAGGGGTAAGCCCCGAACTACAAGAGACGCTACAAAAGGTGCACGAAAAGTGGGAAACAATCGATGTAGGAAGCAATTTTGGTCAGTTTCTTTTAGAGCAGGATATTACTGGCAGCCTCGCACGTCTTCAAACTCGAGTAAATGAAGACAGAGAGTATTATCTCCTAATTGGAAGGGAAGAAGTAAGACACGTTACAGGCAACGACGAGCAACAAGATTTGATTTTCTCCATGCGGCAAGCGTTCGCGCTCCACCCAAGGATGAACATGTTTTTTGTGGGTCCAAATCTGTTTTTGCTCTTTGATGAAAGTGTTGACGCCTTGACAGGGTGGAAGGCTAATCAGGGGACATTTGCATCATTCACAGTGCCAACGGGTCCCTTGCGTGGTGCAGTAAATCTCACAACAGGTCAGCGCTTCTTGATGACACAAGACTTTGCTACAGTCTACTTCGAGTCGATGAAAGACCGAAATATTTGGGGAGAGTACGGGGAACAGACTTATATGACCCCTATGCCTGTAGAGAGCGAGACTGCGCGGCAGCTCCGCACTCTGAATGAAGAAATGGCTAGTTTGCGCGAAGAACTCTATAAACTAAAAGCTAAAATGGGATGATAAATTATGCAAGAAGTATTTAACAAGTTCGCCATCGAGCATTTGTACCTTCACACGATTATTATCTCCTTTGCGGGGGTAGCGATTTTAGTCTTTGTCATGGCTGATTTAATTGTCGGCTGTTTCAAGTCAAAGAAGCGCGGGGAAAAAATCGAAAGTCTGAAAATGCGAATGGGAACAGGCAAAAAGTTGCTTCTCTATTATTCGATTTTCCTCTGTACGGTGATGCTTGACATAGTGGTGTGCATTGTTACCCCTTTCCCCGTCCTCTCGATGCTTTGCGCAGTGCTGATGGCAGGCGTAGAAATTTTTAGTATGGTAGAGGGCGCCGCGAAGAAGGCTGAGATTGCGCGTGGTGCAAAGACCGTGCGCGCGGTAATTGAGAACCCTAGTGACATAAGCAGAGGAATAGCCGTGGCAGTGCTTAAGGAAATCGAGCGTATATCCGAAAGCAAGGACATCCCACCGCCAATGACTGAAGCGGACATTGTGAAACTGGTTGCCGACCTTATGAGAAAGGCTAACGAAGACCAAGAAGCCCCCGCAGTGGACAACGCAACGGAGTAACCACAGAACGAAGCGCGCGCCCCGAGGGGGTGAATACCTAACAAAGGGTGCGCGCGTATTTTTTCAATCAAACAAAAGACTAGAAAATGAACATATATCTAAGACGAATCGCAAAACGCGATACCTATACAATCGGGCAATTAGAAATCGCAGGAAAAAGAATCTGCGATACGCTAGAAGACAAAGATAGAGGGCTAACCGATAGACAGCCCGAGGACGTTATTAAGCGCATCAAAGTGCACGGCGAGACGGCAATCCCCACGGGTACGTATCGCGTGGACATGGACACAGTAAGCCCCCGATTTTCGCGCTACACGTATTATCAGCAAGTTTGCGGTGGCAAATTACCGCGCCTTGTCGGAGTTAAGGGTTTTGCTGGTGTGCTTATCCACGCAGGGAACACCGCGCAGGACACGCACGGCTGCATCCTAGTAGGGGAAAATAAGCAGATTGGAACCGTCTTAAATAGTCGCGCGACCTTTGAAAAACTCTACAAGATGATGCGCGAAGCGCAAAAGAAGGGGGAGGAGATAACGGTGACGATTGTGTAGTAAAGAGGCTATATAGGTATGGCAGACAACAAGAAATTAAACAAAGCGAAGGCAGCGAAAAATGATGAGTTTTACACAATGTACAGCGACATTGAAGCAGAGATGAACGCATACATAACGCACAAGCCAAAAGTATTTCGCGGAAAGACGATACTTTGCCCTTGTGACGACCCCGAGGAGAGTATGTTTGCGCGCTACTTTGCGGACAACTTCAACGCACTAGGACTTAAGAAGTTGATTTGCACTTGCATCTCTCAAGAAGCGAGAAAAGGCACTGCAACCAACGGAGAGGGGAAGGGGAAGATGCTTTGTATCACGAAGCAGGAAAGCAAAAGTTGTTGGACATACCTAGAAGGCGCAGGCGATTTTCGCAGCCCCGAAGTTACGGCTTTGCGCGATGAAGCCGACATCATCATCACCAATCCTCCTTTTTCGTTGTTTCGTGAGTTCATAGCATGGATCATCGAAGGGAACAAGATATTTTCTATTATGGGGAATATGGATGCAATCACTTATAAAGAAGTGTTCCCACTCATCAAAGGAAACAAAGCGTGGCTAGGAGCAACAATACACAGCGGAGATCGGGAATTCAAAATACCGCTTGACAGACCTATAACAGCGAAGAAGTGGAGAGTAGATGAACAAGGGCGCAAGTATGTAAGGGTGACTGGAGTTCGCTGGTTTACTAACTTAGAACACGGTCGTCGTCATCAGCCACTGTCCCTTTTATCAATGAGAGGAAATTTGCTGCATAACAAGAAAATGAAGGGCAAGAAATCTTACGAGCAGTATGATAATTTTGAAGCAATAGAGGTCTCATTCTCAAGCGCGATTCCATCAGACTATAAAGGTGTGATGGGTGTTCCTATTTCTTTTTTGGACAAGTATAGTCCAGAGCAGTTTGAAATTCTCTCCAATTCTGCGAGGATTGGAATCAATTTGACGATAAATGGCAAAAGACCATACAATCGCATCTTTATACGTCACAAACTAAATACACAAGAATCATGATACGATATATCCTCACCACTTTGTTTGCTATCATCCTAGCAAGCTGCACCACCTCAAAAGAGATAACGCGCACCATCACCAAGCACGACACGCTGAGAGTAACACAGCGCGACACATTACGGCAAACCATTTACCACCGCGACAGCATTTTTTTTCGAGATAGCATCTACACAGAGGGGGCAACCCTCATCAAAGAGCGATGGCGCGAGCGGTGGCATATTCGACACGACACACTGCGCATCTCCAGAGTAGACACTGTCTACCAAGCCAAGCACAGCACCGACAAGGCGCGCAAGGTTATCACGCGCCATCCGTGGTATTACGGACTTTTGCCACTTGCTTTGATAGCGTGCATCTTATTTGCTGGCATCTCACTATTTTTACGCTTCTACAAATAGCAGACCCTCACAGAACGTAAAGGGGCAACAACGCGCCCCCAACTCACTACAATTCGTTTTCATTACGTTTGCCCCCATTCGTTGAGAAACGCGTGGGGGCTTTTAGGCAAAAAAAATACGAATATCCTCCGAAAAAATAAGAAAAACACTTGCTTCTTTCAAAGGAAATTCGTATCTTTGTATTGTAATCGAAAGGGAAGCCACCCTTAAGGATTACCGCAACTCAACCTAACGCGTAAGTGGTTGCAAGTTGAACCCTCAAAAGTAATAGAAATGTATTTAATCGACATTCTCGGTTACGTAATTGAACTAAACGTCATCTTCAAGTTCAGATTACGAAAGCGCAGAAAGGGCGAAAAGCTCTAAGCGCAAAGGGGAAGGGGCGAAAGCCCCACCCCCATACTTTTGAGGGAACACTGCAAAAATACAAACAAAATGAATAACATCCAAGAAACACCTAGTAAAAAAACAAGAGGAGGTGCAAGAAAGGGAGCAGGGCGTCCAAGAACCATTGCAAAGCAAATCACAATAGGGATACCACAAGATGCTCTAGAGATTTTCCAGCAGCAACCAAACAAGAACGCATTCATTACCGCAGCAATCAGACATTATGCAGCTTATTTAGCAAAGGAAGAAGGGCAAACTTAATCCATTTTTCAGACGAAAATATACTATAGTGTCTTATTTTTTGACTGACAATTAAATGCTGAATAGTTCCCCACCAAAAAGGGGGCAAATAAAAAGCCCCCCTAACTTATGAAACGCAGAATGAAAAAAGAAATCAAGACCAGAGAGGAGCTTGGACAAGCTCTAAAGGCGTTGAGAGAGTACAAAGGGCTTACTCATTACGCAGCAGCCAAACAATACAGCAACGCGAAAATAAGACCAGAGCGAGTAAAGTTTTTTGAAACCGCGGAGAAAACAATGACCGCGGAAACGCTCATCAACTACCTTAACGATATGGGAGCGCGCTTGATTATTGAGTGGGACGACAAAAAAAACAGAGAAGCCCTTTGCGAAGAATGA